TTCTTTATCTTTTCGGTCTTTCCTGTCAAGGTACAAAAAGATAATAAAAAGGACTGCCATCGTGACAGTTCCTCCGTTTGCTAGAAGAATATTTATGAGATTATTCGTTTCTTCCATAATTTCTCCTTTCCTAATCTTTTAGATAAACATATCTTATATGAAATGTAGGTGTAACGCTCGAACCTGTAGGATTATATAAGGCTGTATCTCCATTGATTGTAGGTCTAACTTGAACATAACCATTGCTTGCACCAGTTCCATAATATACACTGCAAGCAATACAAGTAAATCCTGCTATTTCTGGAACTGTCACTTTTGCATATTCATAACTTTTAGAAGCAATTGTTTTTGAAAAACTTACATCTTTATATGTAATACTACTTAAAGTATTACCATTTACTAATATATTTTTATTAAAATAAAATGGTATATTAGCTGAATTGTAGATATGACAATAGCTTGAATTTTGTGAGCCTATTGAAACAGTATTTCCATTGCTAGTTGATTTCATTAATCCATTCTCTGCTACAATTCCAGCTCCGTGAATGTTTGAATACCCATTTTGTCCATTTTTAAAATGATAATCTGTTACTGCAGTGCTAGTATTATCGCCTTCTCCAGACCTCCAATTAAAATAAATAGTAGATGGAGAACTTTTAGGTACAAAATTCACTTCATTTGTTCTCGTCACAAAATTGTTCAAAGGCGAATTTAGTAAACCTGTTAATGTTCCCCCGGCAGTCGTAATAACTCTTTTGCCATTCTCATTAAGCGCTCCATTTACATTTATATCATCTTTTCCTATATCAATAATAGGTAATCCTCTTGTGACGGTAGCACTACATGTGTTACTCATAAAGTAATCGCTTAACACAAATTCAAAATTAAATGCTTCTGTGTAGCTGAAATCTGTTCCTAGTTCTCCTGAAAAAGTAAAGTTGTTGCCAGTTCTTGTTGCTGTTACTATGGTGTAGGAGCTCCAAGTTGTTTCAGTCGACTTCTTATATCGCCATTTTAATTCAAAAGTATTAGTTTTTACACCAAAACTTCCTCTAAAGCACAAACCTTGAACACTTGCGTTTATCGTGTTTGATGTAGTGCTTGCTCTAGTCAATGTCACACCTGTTATTACAGGCTTAATATATTGTACTAATGTTTTAGTTACTGTAGCACTTGCTGATAATCCTCTACTGTCAACACAGCTTAAGCTAAATGTTCCACTATCAACTGCATTTATTGTTGATGTTGATGTTGTTTTTGTTTGACTACCATTCACAACTTTTACTGAAGAAATTGTCGCACTATTCTTAGCTGTTGCCGTTATAACTACTTTTGCATTTGATATATATCTAATTAGCTTGTTTTTATTGCCTGTTGCTTGAATTGCTGATGTGTTTGTATCTTCTACTGTACCACTAATCGTTGGATTACTATTTACAACAAAGGCATTGAAAGTACAAGTTGACGTTCCTATTAATGTATCTCCAGAATATGTGCTACAAGTTATTGTTCCTTTCCCTGAATTTGCATTTGGAATTTTTGCGTAAAAAGATGTTGGAATTGTCCAACCTATGCTTGTATTAGACGTTTTTGTTGCAATTGTACCTGTAAGTCCTTGAAAGCTATAAGTAAGTGTATGTGTAAAACTACTACTTGCTCTATTGATGTTGATAGTTGTTGCACTGCCGATATTACCGTCAGCACATGTTACACTTGAAGTTCTTGGAATTGTAGGAAGTTCTACGGTTTTACTTATTGAACCATTTGGATAATAACTACTTAATTTTCCATTAAAACTAAAACTTATTACAATTGATTTTTTTCCGTCACTTTCATGCTCAATTTCTGCATCAGGGCTTATATCTAATACCTTCTTATATCCATTTGAGCTTAAATCATATTTAGGGTTCTTAGTTGCTGAGTATAATTGAGTGCCACTTGTGCTCTTAACTGTAAAAACAGCACTTGAGGTGCTGTTGTATGGATAATAAGAGCTATTGTTTCTTTTTACATAACCTTGAACACTTGTAATAGTTGTTTTGTTTGTTGCTATATTTTGTGTGTATGTTACATCTATTTTTAGATTAAATCCCTTTGACGGAGTTCCTATATCTCCGTTAAAACTTATTGTTGCCATCTTATCCTCCTATCCAGTGAATATGAGTTCTTTTCTCACTATTTACAGTTGTTTTCATAAGTTTTAAATACCCCATTTCCACTTCGCCTGTTGCTTTCAAGTCTGCTGTTTCCATACCATCTTTGTCGTATTTCGCTATCTGTTTTCCGTAGGCATACATATATGTACCAGTATTGTTCATTGTAGTGCTAAATTCGCTATCTGATTTACCTACACTTACACCACTTTCATTTATATCTACAGTCGTATTTTTTACAGTTTTAACACCTTCGTTATTGATTTGGTCTATTTGAACCTGTAGTCCTTGAGCAGTCGTAGTTACCGTCGTTTGTTGCTTCTTAATAATCTCAATATCGTCTTTAATAGTTTGATTTTCAGCTTCAATTTGTTCTGCTGTTAAGTAGTCGTTGTTTAATCTTGTAGTCGTTTCAGTTACTTGTGAAAATGTTTGTCCTAAATTTGTGGATATTTCAACCGTCCTCTCCGTTATATCATTGAAATTATTGTCTATTTCTTCTTTCATAGAATCTACATAATCAATAGTGCTATATGATACTTTCTTCTTCCAGTCGCTTTCTTCGTAGCCCTTTCTCCCAACAGTAGTAACTAATATCTCTCCTCTCTTTCCTTCCGGGTGGTCTGTATCAGATTGTAAAATCCACATATCTCCTGCATTATAGTTTTCTGGCTTTGTTAGATAAGTTTTATTCTTGGTTTTTGCTTCTTCTTTTGCTCCACTTTCTGTTGTCCAATCTTCGTCATTATATAATCCTATTGTTCTTGTATTTATACAGGTATAGACTATATTTCCATCTATCCATGTATCTCCTTTATAATAGGGTGGATTTGGTTTTGAACCATAATTCCTGCTAACATTTTCATACTGAGAACTAATTTTCTCTTCAGCACTTGATAACCTTTTATTTAGATATCCTAGATTAACTGAATCTTCATCATATTTAGGCTCTCCCATCTTAATCTCCTTTATAATAACTTCCTACTGTATAAACAACACATATAGAATTAAAGTTCATATTACTATTTTCTTTGTTTTCAACATATAAAGAAAAGAAAGATAGCTTTTTGGCTTTCTTTCTTATAATTGTTGTTTTTGGATATGTTGAATTAGTATAAACTTTAGACAGTACCTGTTTATTTCCATTTTTTAATCTGTATCCTATGTCTAATTGTGAATCTGTAGGATTGCTTGATATAGCAACTCTTTTTATATTCTTTTTATTTGCTATATTATTTAAATCTAATATAACAGAGTTCCATTCCGCTTCTACATTTTTTGTATTATCTTTAAATCTATTTTCATCGCTATTATCTCTAAACTTGCATATATTTCCGTATTTATCTCCAAAATACAATTCATTATTCCATACAAACCATATTTTAACTGGTAAATTAGTCCAATAAAACCATTCGTATTGATAATTACTATATTTTGAATTACTATTAGTCGTTTTGAATCTACTATCTGCAACATAGACATGATCATTAATTGCTAGATAATATTTTCCGTCGTTTGATATTCCTACTGCGTTCTTTAAATTAGGCTCTTGCTTCAATTTTGTATCAATATAGTAGCTCTTATGATATACATATATTTCGTCTGTCAAAGTTGCTGTATTTAATGCAAATACCCCATTAGATGTTAGTATCAAAGGCTCATTTATTAATGTATCATGTGCATAATTACTTATATTCCCTTCACCTTTTACGCTACCTTCAATATTAAATCTTTCTTCTCCATTAAATGTTGCATATCCTATTCTAAATAAAGTTGCATCTGTATCTGATACATCTTTTAATGCTGCCATTTTTCCATCGTTTAGTCTAACTAATCCTGTTAGTGGTACAACCTCCAAACCTGCTACAATTGTATTATCTGCCGGTATGTATGTAACATTATTAATATGTGAATAACTTATTATATTTGGCAAGTCTGGATTTCCTGACATAAACACCCTATTGTTGGCTCCTGCATATCCATAGACACACATCATGCTACATTTGTTTATTTGAGATTTATTGCTCTCAATTATTTTTTTATATTTAATTCTTACATTATCTCTATTATCTATTACTGGTTTTCCAACTGCTGAACTAAATATAACTTGTCCTTTACTTAAATCTACCCTATAATCTCCATCATTTACTTTTTTTATAACCCATTCAGCATTTTCATTTAAAACTTCTACTAATTCTACCGCCGTTATATTAGTATCGTCTAATTGATATGTTGTATCAGTTTCTGTACTTGTAAATAAATTGATTCTACTGTCTGACATCAAATTTACTTGTTGATAAATTTGACTTGCTAATCCATTAGGAGCTCTTGCTATTTGTGTTGTAGGAATATATCCCATTTCATCTAAATATTTAACTTTATTAGTACTTTCTAATAAATCATATACTACTGCTCTATTTCCATCTAAAATAAGCAATTTTGAGTTAATTATAACTCCTTGCGATATAGTATTCGCTAATCCTGTTAATATTTCTGTATAGCTACTGAAGTCTGTTTTCATTTCATATAGTTTAGTACCACAATGCACAATAAAAAACTCTCCCGATATTGTATCTACATTCCATATTCCATTTATATTGGCTTTTTGACCCAGATAAGCTAATACTTTATAGCCATTTCTCTTTTCAATTGTACCATTATTGTTTATAAAATTATAACCTCTTGGACTTCTTCTTTTATCTATATCTGATATTGAAGAGCTGAAATCCACACCCAAAAATCCTGTTAAATTTGCTTCGTATGTTGTTGGACTTGAAGGAACATTAAAGTTTGCCATACTAATATACCTCTTCTATACTTTCTTGATTTTCTACATTGATATATAAATCTTGTAATCCTACTTCAAACTCATTTCTGTATGCAGTCGCTTGCGATATATCATCATCTTTATATAATTGACTAGCAATATATAAAGGAATTAGCACACAAGCTTCTTCTGGTAGTTCTATCTCATAAGTATCTTTCGTTGTATTATCTATTTTAGTAATACTCGTTTTATTATATTTTTTATTTTCTTCATCATACTTGTACAAGTTCATTACATATGGTTTTATTCTTTGTATTGCTTCATTTGCGACTGCTGGCATAGCACTCAAGTACCATTTACAGTCATCATCATTTCTTAATTCTGTCAAATTGTTTACTGTTATAGGTTCATCTTTTGCAAACATTTTTTGTAGTGATATTATTTGTATTTCTCCCCAAGTCATATTTTCCTCCACTTCTGCTAGAATCGAACTAGCTTATTCCTTTTTTAAAGTGATATATTAGGCTAGATTATACTAGCCCTGCATTTCTTAATTGCTCAAAAACTGGTCTTGTTACATCAGTTTCTTCGCCTCTTACTATTTTTGCATATTTTTCATTAATACCTACAATGATTTCTTTGTCTTGTGGGTTTAATTTATCTATTGGAATCAATATTTTAACTGTTTCTTCGTTCTTATTCTCTTTTTCTGTTTTCTTTATTTCTTGTTCAATTTTTTTAGTAGCCATTTTTTCTCCACCTTTCTTATTCTCTTTTTCTGTTTTATAAAAATGAAGGGGCTTTTACGCCCCCTGTGTTAGGCTTTTACACCTGTTTCAACTCTTACTAAAGCAAGAGGTTGAGTAATAACAGCTGTAAAACAGTTTTTCCAACCAACACTTGCTCTTTGGTTTAATGGATCTGAAGTACCTGCAGAACCGTTAGGTTTTACTATAATTTCAGGCTTTCCTGCTCCACCTTCTAGGTCAACACATGCATAAGAATCTTTTCCATATGCGTACGCAATATGTACAGCTATCTTTGTGCTCTCTGCTGAACTATTAACAACAGATAAGTTAGTTGTTTCAAAGAATTTCATACCATGCATTTTTCCAAGTTCGCCTTTAACCATTTGTTCTGGTTTTGCATATTTAGAAACATCAACCCATGAACTATCACTCATTAAATCATAAGCGATGTCTGGGTCAACTTGCATGTGATAGAAGCCATCTGCAAATCTTTTAGCATTTGCATTTTTTAATTTTCTTACAATTTTTTTGATGTCTTCTGCAGTTAAATTTTTAGTTGTAGCAGATTCTAATCCTGCTCTTGTTGTTGCACTTCCAGCAAAATACACATTTGTGCCTCCAGCAATCGCTGTTTGGATACGAGTATCAACAACATTTCCTGCTTCTTCGCCTAATAGTTCAGAAGTTTCTGTAATAACAGGGTCAATACCTGTCATTTGAATTAAATCAGATAATTCAACGAAATCTCCTTCTTGAGCAACAGTTGCTGTTACTGTTGTAATATTTAAGTTGTTGCCGTCTGGTGTTTTACCTTCTGTTAATGAAGCTGTTGGTGCAGTTAATGAATTAAATTTTCTAAAATTCATTGTTCTACCTGAATTTTTAGGTAATTTTTTCTTCATTGCATCTTTATAAAAGTTTAGTTGTGGTAATAATCTTGTTAATAGTGTTTTCTCATAAAAAGTCTTATCCTCTGCTGATAATTGATTTTGGTTTGTTACATTTGTTATAACTTGTGTTTTGGTAGCCATTTTAATTTCCTCCCTTATTTTTAATTTTTTGGCATTAAAAAATAGCTACTTATCTTGTAAGTAACTATTTTAACTCGCCGTCTTTGGCTTTTTGAATATATTTCTCAAATTGTTCACTCGACATACTGTTCCAGTCTAGGTCTTGAACTTCTGTATCTTCAATTGCACCTGGTGTAGTCGAATTATTAGCTACAATTTGCTTAGCTGTTTCGACTGATTTCTTCTCATATTTATTAATTAATTTTTGATAATCTTCATAAATTTGTGCAAGTGGAACTTTTCCTATTTTTCCATTTGCAAATAAGTTAAAATCTTCATCTTTGCCAAGTTCTTGTAGTTTTTCCGCAGAATATTTTTCTACAAAATCTTTAGTATCATCTTGATACCATTTTTCTTGTTTTGACTGTTCTTCTGCTTTTACTTTTTCTTCGGCTTCTTTTCTAGCCTTATCTTTTTGAAGTTCCCTATAACCACTTATAGGATCCTTACCATTAGAATCTAACTCGTACATATCAAGGTACTCTTGTACATCATATTCATCTTTTATCGCTTGTCCTGTATAAGGATTGTTTCTTCCAATGTATGATTGTACCTTACCTTGATTCAGTCCTTGCTCGTATGCTTCTTTTCTTGCCTGCTCAATCTGCTTTTTAGCATCTTCTTGAGCTTTTCTACGAATACTTGCATATTTTGCATTTTCTTCATTAGATTGCTTTTCTGTCTCTTGTTCTTCTTGCTCTCCTACCTCTTCTACTTGCTCTGTAACTTGTTCAGAAACTTGCTCAGTAGTTTCGGTTTCGTTAGCAGTATTTTCAACCACTTCTTCTTGTTCAGCGACTTCAAGATTGTTTACGCTTTCATTTACTTCTTCTTCCATAAGTATCCTTTCTATTATGAGATTTTTACGCTATTCACTGCGAATTTATATAAAAAAAATAACTCTGTAAAGAGTTACTGTTTATATCGTTGTTTGTTGCCCTGCAGATACTGGTGTTTCTGCTTGTTGAATTATTTGCATCACATACTGTAATATTTGTGGGTTTTGTGCTATTTTTTGACTTATCTCAGGTGGTAATAATTGTTTCTTTCTTATTTCTTTTAGTTTAGCCTTAAATGGCATTGCTGTTTCTGGATATAAATCTATATAATCATCAAATGTTATATCCCCTCTTTGTAACGCTTGTTCCAATAAATTTATTGACAGACTCTCACTATATGCACTTCCTGCTCCAACGTCTACAGTTGTTTCAAAGTCTATATCTCTATACATTGCTCCATTAAACACATTGGTTTCTGCATTGTTATCTTCTTCTACCATATACTCCGTATCAAAATTATAATAAGCCTTAAAGAATTGTTCCCACACTCTTGCTATCTTTTCGTGCACTCTCCAAAATCTCTTTTGAATATCTTCAATAGGTACTTTAGCTTGTGTTTGTAGTGCTACTATAGCACTACCACTCATATTCTTGCCTAACACTTCTCCATTTGCTACTTCTGTTGCTCCTGTAACAACTCTTGTTACCTCTAATAACTTGTCTGATATAGTTATAGGCATACTACTAAACGCTGGTGGATTTAAGTACTTAATTCCATTAAACATTGGGCTATAATCTGTTATTACTTCTCCTGGTTTATTTGTTATCGTTTTGCCTTGTAGGGCTCTTGGATGTAATATAACTTTCGGAAATCCCATATTTTGAGATGCCATTTGCATCATTGCATAGTTAAAGTTAATAGCTTTTTGCGTAGGGATAAGTTGTTCTACTTCTCCTATACCATAAATGCTTTTTTCTCTTTCTTCGTGGTTTCCTACCACAATAGGATATAATGACATCTTATATTGAGAATGTTCTGGTTTATCTATATCAACTGCCTCGTTGTCTTCGTTCGTCTTGTCTTCTTCATCTATATTTAACTTAACTTTTGTCGCATCTGGCGTTAATGGTGTTTCAGGTTGTACTATCATATTTTTACAACTTTTAATATAATATACTTCCCCATTCTTTCTGAAATATCGTGTCAAGACTGTTGCATATTCTTCTCCGTCTTGCTCTTCATAATCGTAATTTCTCTCGCTGTCGTCATCAGATATTATTAGTTCTATTTCTGTTTTGCTTATTCCATTTTTCTCTGCTATCTTTTTAAGTGTTTGTACATTCTCTCGACTTTGAATAATAATCCACTTTTGTTTTTGCTCGTCTTTTTGCTTTGGATTAGCAAATACGATGTTTAAACAGTCTATTATTTGACCATTTAGCCCACCATCAAATTTTGCCATTCCAGTTGTGCTTTCTCTATCCCAGAAGTAATGAAACACATAAGTTCCTTTTTTAAGCCCGTCTAATATTGCTCTGTCGTCTAAATCTTCTTGTTTGATTTCCTTTCTAATATGATTAGCAAAACTAGTAAAAGTACTAGCTCCCTTAGTTGCTATGTCTGACTGATCTTGACTATATACTAATGGTTTATATATTGTTGATATTTTACTCGATAGGATATTTGCTTTTTTACCATTTACTATATACTTAATAATATTTATCACTGGTCTTGGCATATTCTTTGTTTTTTCTGTCGCTTGTGGCCATTGTCTTCCTTCAAAGAAATCTACGCTTTGTTCACAAGTTTCTTTTAATCTCAATTTCTTTTGATAAGCTAAACCTTGTTCCCAGTCGTTCCAAATTTTACTTGCTAATTCTTCTCTAGTCATCGTTACTCTCCTTTCACTTCTCCAGTTATATACTCGTCATATATATTTGTTTCTTGATTTGTTTTGTCTGGACCGTTTAGCCATTCACTGAAAATCTGTTCTGCTGATGCTTGTTTTTCTGTTACTTCTTTCTTGTCTGTTTTTTCAACAATTGTTTTGTATATAAATGGTGCTATTCCTAACACATAACCTACTACTACTGCTATTAATACCATATATCTTCATCCTCCTCTTCTGTTTGTAATTCAAAAGGTAACTCTTGTTTTTTTGGCATAAAAATAGGCTCTTGTGTCCAATAAACACAAAAACCTCTTATTGCATCCACAGAGTGTGTTAACTCATGTGGTTCGTTTGCTATATCTCCAACTCTTTTCTCATCATGTTGTACTTGTGGCAAACATCTTATTAAGTTCTTACAAGTATTAAATATTTTTAATCTAGCTGTCATACAACCTTGTTCGTCTTTATACGGCTTTAGCCATTCTTTCATTTGTAGCCAACCTTGTATTCTATCGTTATTAGTCTTATACAAGGTTATGTCTCCTTCTTCAAATATATCTGCTGTACTCTTACCTGTTTCTTTGTGTCTATTCCACAAATCTGGTGGTGCTAAATACAAATATATCTGTTCGTTTGTCATTTCTTTTATTTTATCTCTAGCTTGTGATACTAATAAGTTACTTTCATAAACTTCTCTAAACACATAAGCATTATTGTTATAGTCTACTGCTATCCAGTAACCGGCCAGTTTGTCTAGTCCATAGTCCATAACAAAATAGATATACCAGTCTTTTGGTATTTCAAACGGTTCTATTACATTTATATCTCTTTTAAATTCTGTAAAGAATTGTCCTTCAAATATATCCCAGTCACCATAAAGCATTGCCTTTTTTCTATCTTCTGGTAAACTCTCTAATGCTTTTACATAATCAGGATCATTCTTCATTATATATTCATTCTCATAAACCAATGCTGGAATAAAGTTATATTCTTCTGGATTTTCATTTTCTGTATAATCTCTATCTATAAACAATCTTTTAACCCACGCATGTCCAACTCCACCAGGGTTACAAGTCAAATACATTCTTGGCTTAATTTGTTTTTTGCATTGTCCTGATAACCTGTTGCTTTCTTTTAAGCAGTTGAATTGAAACTCTGTAAAATGTGTAGCTTCTTCAATGAATATTGCCTCATATGCTTGTCCTTGATATTGAAGTACATCTGCTTCATTATCGCAATATCCTAATACAATTCTACTGCTATTAGGGAAATCAAATACTTTCTCTTGACTTTTGTATTGAGCTATTCTGTCGTTTTGCTTGCATTTTAATTCTTTCTGTAATGGCATTACATGATTTTCTCTAAGTTCATTTAGTGTTCTTCTTAAAAGTAATATTTGAATACCCGGATAATATAATGCTAACAATACAGCTTTTATTCTTGCTACATATGACTTGCCTCCACCTCTTGCACCACCATAGCAAGTATATTTTGCTTTGCTTTTACAAAATTCTTCTTGCTTTGGATACAATTTAGGTACAATATATTCCATTATTGCGATAATTCCTCTACTTTCTTATCCATTTTTATATTTATATCTGTATTTGATGTGCTTTCTCCTTTGGCTAGTGCACGTTTATCATACATTGTTCCTATTGCTACTGCCAATTCTTTTAAACTATACAACTGCATTCCTGCTATTTTAGCAACTAATGCTTTTTTCTTTGTCTCGTTCATTTCTTTTTTATCTGTCATCCATATCTCATCGATTATTTCTTCTAACTCATTTTCATGTTCTGTTGCTAAATCTATTCTTTGTTCCATTAAATTTGTTGCCTTGTTTATTATTCGTGTAGCTGTTTCCGCAAATTCTTCCTTTTTTTGTATGCATAGTTTTGTAAATTCTTCTTTGTCTTTATTCTCTTTATATATTTTTTCTACTGTCTTTACAGGTATATTTAATTGTCTTGATGTTTCATTGAAATTGTTCGTACTAAACATACTTATCATTATCTTGTATATAGTTTCGTTGTCTGTTTTCTTCCCTTTTGCCATTCTTCCCCTCCATATCCGCACAAATCTCAAAGTACACACACTTCTCGCATTGTTTTTCTCCCTCAACAACACACTTTTGTCTTTTCTTGTTTGTGTATGCTTTCTTTTTCTTATACTCTTCATCTATATAAGACGCTATTATACTTCCTCTCATCTAAATACCTCATTTGTGTTTTATAATTCACTATGCAATGATATGTTCTCCGACCGGCTTTCTTCACTTATTTTAGAACGAGTAAAACCGATAAAAAGCAATCGTTCTTCACAAAATTGACTAGGTTTTGCATACTTGCTTAATAAAATGGTCAGTTTTATTAAGTAGCTCTTATATCACTGCATACTAAATTATAGAAAAATAGAGCCACGTTCTACGAACATAGCTCCGCAAAAGATCTCTCTTTTTCTCTGCTAGGGACTCTTTAGCTAGAAAAGAGTAATTACCTGTAACCTAGATTTGCACCTTTTCTCCGTGAAAGACACTAATACCGCTATTTGTTCTCGCATAATAGTAAAACGCCCTTTTTGATTACATCTAGCATCGCCAAAAGGGTAAACTCTCTGGCTTGGGAACTTAGATTCGAACTAAGAATAATAAGGTCAAAGCCTATTGTTATACCTATTTAACTATTCCCAAATATATGAGCTTAAAACGTATATAATAATTTATCTAGTATTATTATTATCTTCTTATTGCATAATAAAAGAGCCTACTATTTTGTAAGCTCTTTGCTGGTCGTAAGGACTTATTTTATAAGCTCTTACAATTCAATTTTGTTATGATATTTTTTCCATACGTTTCTCAATTCATCTATGTTACCTTTAACACATTTAGTTACAGCCGTAATTTCTTTTTCATTCATTTTTGTCTGTGATAAAACTTTATAATCAATTAATGAAATTGATATTTCTTTGTCTCTATATGTGACATGACAATGTTCTATATTATGGCCGTTTTCTTTTGTCCTAATTTCTACAATAATCCCCTCTTTATTGACAACTTTTGCATACTTGAATGGAATTTCAAAAGCGACCATTAATTGGGTTCTTATTGATTCTAATTCTTTTTCTTCCATATTTATACCTCCTTTCGAAGGATTTTATCATGCTTTACTTAAAAAGTCTGTCGAAACTTGTCAATAAAATTATTTTTTTGTTATTTTTTTAAGAAGCTAGATTTTTCTAACTCCTTTTTGACCTACTACTATTTTAACACATTTTTTTGTCAAATTTACGCCAATTTTACGCCAACTTTTTTAATTCTTTATGTACTGCACATATTAAGTCCCCTTTGCGTCTTACAAATGTTCTTTCTGATATTCCAGAATTTATTATTTCCCATTTAGGTTTACTTTTAATATAAAATTCCTCAAATATGTATTTACTATCCTTGTTAACTAGTTCTACTGCTTGTACTACTGCTTTGTATTCTTTTATTGCTTTTTGCAAATGCTCGTTTTCTTGAAGTTCTATTACTGCTTTTAATGTTCTGTCTGATACGCTATATGGTGCTTTAGGCATACCGTCTAGCACAGGAGAACCTATACTCATTATATCTGCTCTTATGTTCATAATTTTTAGGCAATTATAGTTATACCTTTTTAAGCATAAACTTGCTTCTTTGTATTCTTCGTTACTTAGCCTCATTTGTACCCTCCTTCTGTTTGTTTTTAATTTGTTCTCTAATAAGTTCATCGTTGAACTTGTCCAATATGTTGTATGCTTTATTTAGTTTTTTCTGATTGTCCCTTCTCTTTTCATTATTAAAAAAGTCTACTGTCTCTATCTCATACATAGCTTTTTTTATTATCTCTTGCACATGCTTAATTGTCATATGTACCTCCATTTATTTGATTTCTTTTGCTTTGTTTTCAAATATTCAATCGCTTTCTTTTCTTCCTCACTCATATTATTACTCCTTTCCTAATAATTGTTGTAAAACATCTATTTTTGCTTCTCTTTGAAATTCATGTAATGCTATACAATCTTTTCCCATTTTTGCTTTTATCTCTTCTATCTTGTCTTTTATTTTTTGAATTGGAATATAGTTTTTATCTATGTACTGTTGTATTTTTTTTATGTTCTCAAACGGCGTATTTCCAAATAATTCTTCAAATTCTTCCTCGTTCATTTATTCCTCACTTTCTAGCAGTTCTTGTAAAACTTGTATTTTCATATGATTTATAGAAGAACAAAGTAACCACTCATTTTCTTTTATTCCTTGTTCTTTTTCTTTTAATTCTTCTATCTTATCTTTTACTTTTTGAATTGGAATACTATTTCTAATTTTTTCTCTATCTTGAAAATGTCTTTTACTCATATTTGCAATCATTTTACTATTTGATGAATCTAATGCCTTTAATTTCTCATTCTCTTTTAATACTCTTTTATAATCTAATAAAATATGTTCTCCACCAAAACAATCATTCATATCCATATTTTCAATATTTGCATTTTCAATCATTTCTTCTAATATTTTTACATCTTCTTCTCTACTATTTTCTTTCACTTAAAACACCACCTAATTCTTGCTTTAAAGCTTTAATATGTTTCTTACAATAATCTTTATTATTTATTTTTGTTGCACACTTAATACATAATTTTTTATCACAAGTAACTCTTTTTACTTTCCCTCGTCCTTCTAAATCAATATTATATCCTATATCATAATCGCATAATATTGTAGCTTCTCTTTTGTGACATTCTTCACATATTATTTGAGGTAATTGTACTATATCGGCTGTTTTCACTATGTATCACTCCCCCCGTCTAATTTGCTTTTAAAATAAGGTTTATTTTCTGTGTTATAGCACAAGCTAGAATTAGGGCATTCCATAGTTTTCTTTTTTATGCACATATCACAGTCCTTATTTTTTTCGGCTTTTATTATATCTACCAAATAACTTCCTATTGATTTTCCAAAACTCATATCTTATTTACTCCTTTACTACTAAATTTGCTTTGATTAAATCTTGTATATAAGGTTCTATATCAGGATATTTTATATTTTTAATAAATGGAAATCTAAAGCTTATTTCTCCCCATTCTTGTATCAAGATTCCACCTAAGTTTTTACCATCTACAATTATATCTATTTCTTTTAACCATTGGTCACCTCTATTGTAATTACCTACATATTTATAACCAAAATCTTGTAATTGTCTTAATCTTATACCTTCTTTTAATTTATACATATCTATTCTCCTCCTAACCTCTATCATGTAAGCTAATATATAAATCATGATATTTAATCATAATACAAAAATACCAACTAAAATCTCCTGTTTCATTTGAACTGCTTTCATTAATTAATACTACAAATTTTGTTCCTCTAGGTAAACATTCAACTAAAGTATATCTTTCAAATTCTCCACTTTTCCCTTTTACATAAATATTATTTTCTTTAAATGCTCTTTTTCCATCTTCTGCTTTTTCAATATTTACATCACGACTATCTATACAACTTTCTATTAAACCTTTAATTGTATTGTTTCTATTCATCTTCTCCTCCTAATAACTCTGTAATGTTTCCAATTACTTTTACTTTATAATTATTTAATTCGCAATTATATAAAGCTAATAAATTTTCTTTTGATTTTATAAAAAAGCAACCATTTTTGAATATTATTATTCCTTTTTCATATATACCTTCTCTTGTTATCTCAACTATATCGTTTCCCCATATTTCTTTTTCATTTTTATCATATAGCCCTGTAAACTGACCTATTGTTTCTTCTTCTACTTCTTCTTCTCCTATACCGCCCTAAATAGCTATCATCTTTCCAGCTTATAAATGGTACATATTTATCTTCACAATTAAAATTAAAAGATAAATAACCATATACCCATTCTCCGATTATCTATTCTTTTTCCTCTGAATTTTATTTCTCTATTCATCTTCTCCTCCTACTTTATAGCAATTAGATTCAAACTGCTCGTGTGTTAATATTTGTATTATTTCAAATAATCCATCTTCTAAGCAACTTTTTATTTCAGTTATTGTATATGTCTGTCCTACTACAACAAATTTAATAGCATCTTGTTTTTCTACCCATTCTTCAGATATTTTTATTTTCAATATATCTGCATTTTCTATCAGGTCTATTAGTTGTTTGCTGTGTTTTATTATTCTGTGTTTAGATATCACTTGATGATACATTCCACTTATAAAATCAACACATATTTGTTCTTCTGTTACATATTTGTCTACATTCTCTATAACTTTTGATATTTCATTTTTTGTTCTCACATATTCGTTTACTTCTATCTCTTTCATATTTCCTCCAATTCCACAATTACTCTACTTTTGTTTGAATATCCGAAACTGTCTGTAAAGTTTGTTACAATTTTTCTATTATCGTCTGCTAATACCCCAGAATTTACTAATGCGTCTAGTATGAATTTCTTAGCAAAGCATATATTGTCTAGATCACGTCTTTTATTTTCTTCTATCCAAGTAAAATGTCCTATTACTGGCTTGTCTAACTTCAAGTCGCCTAATTGCTCTTTAATACACCACATAATATAAGCCTGTTCTCTTTGTTTTGCTTGATTCCCTTTATATTTATTTTCTCTATTTAATCTAGTGTATTCGTTTAATCCCATTAACCTTTTATCTATTTCAAATCTATATTTCATCTTTTGCCTCCAATCTGTCTAATATACTTGTCCTATACTTATATGTTGGGTTTTCTTGTCGTTTTTTTAAAACACCCTGTTCTTTTAGATTTTGTATTATATCTCCTGTTATTAACTTGTTATTGTACTTGTCTGTAAACTTCTTTATTACCTCTATGGTGTCTATGTTGTTTTTAATTTGTCTGCGTTCTTCTCTCAATGTTTTTCTTAGTCTCCCTACTTTTGCTAATTGAGGAGCTTTCAAATTGCGACTTTCTATATAATGATCTAAATCTGATAATTCCATATCTTTTTGGCTCAGTTTCTCATATTCCTCACTTAATTCTTTAGCTGTATTGTTGAATAGATTAAGCATATAGTTCATTAAATCTTCTATAGGCATTTTTTCTTTAGCTCCTCTCGTAATTTTTCTTGCCAATTATTAATTCCTGGTACAAAACCTTTACATCTCATTACTGGCTTATAGTCTGTATCTTCTTGTTTGTTACAGCCTAGACAATAGTAACATAGTGTATTCTTTTCTATTTGTTTCATAGACTAGACCTCTTAAAATATTTATCAATTTCTTCTGCTATTGCCCACATATTTACCGTTATTCTTTTTTCTGCTAACATTTTCTTTGCACTTTCAATACTTATTTTTTTATAACAATAAAATTCTTTGCAAATTAGTGGTCTTGCTTTATAAATTAAGCATTTCTTGCCATCATAGTAGGGACAACTTAATCTGTTTTGCATTATTAACATTTGTTTTTGTGGTCTTATATTATTCTTAATTACATATTTTTGAATTTCATCAATTTCTTTCTGTGTTACTGGAAGAAAATTGGTACAACATTCTCCACATTTACTACAATTCCCACAAATTGAATTATCTGTTATTTTTACATTGCCTTCTACAATATTTCTTATTATCTCTGTTATAGTTGTTTCCTTTAACATTTCTCTCTCCTTAATACTGCGTTATATGTTCCATATTCTCTGAAATCATATCTGCTAAATAATATCTCTTGTAATCTGTCTTTTCTCCAAATCTATTCTTGTTGCTTTCCCATTCTGTTTTAAACTCGTATCCTTCTTTTTTAAGTTGGTCTATTCTAGCTCCTAACTGTGTTATTCCTAAATCTGCGTATGCTTCCCAACTAGATATTGAACCAAATTCTCGTATGTAATTTATAATTCTATCTTTTTGAGACATTTTCATTTGTTAATCACTCCTTTGTTTGCATAAAATTGATTTAAATCTATATTTGAGTAGTCTCTCTGTTCGTAATCTGCAAATTGTTTCCTTGGCTCGTTTCTTAACTGTGCTATATTAGGCATAAAAGTACTTGTTTTAATTATGTTTTTAATATTGTTAAAATATCTACTTGCATTTAAATCTTGTAATTGTCTAAACCAAAAATCTCTTTTTTCTTCATCAAATTTTTGATTGTATGTAAGTTCTAGTATTTTTACACCTTTTGCAAATTCTTGTTTATTCATTTAACCACTCCTCTATTGCTGATTTTTTAGTACTACTTTTATTTCTTTGTTCCCACGTTCGTATTGTAGCTTGCCAATCTTTCATTGCATTTTTGCCAATTTTCCACCCATTACTTTCATAGTAATCATAAAATTGTTGTGCACTAATATTATTTTTCCTTTCGCAACAATATTTTTGTATTTCTTCAACAGTTGGTTTTTGAAATTTCTTTTTTTTATCTTTCTTTTTAATATCATTATCTTTATCATTATCTTCTTCATCTTCTTTATCTATATCGGGTTTTTTGGCATCCATTTGGTTTTTTTCAAAACCGTTCGGTTTTTTCTAAACCATTTGCTTTTTTAGGTCTTCCTCCTCTTTTTGCATTCTCTCTATTTTTCTCACATCTAGCCTCGTATTTTTCTCTATCCCTATCTAGTTGTGTTTTTATAAAAGAGAAAGCCATTTTTATTACGCCATCTAACTGTGGTATTTCTCTAGTTCTCTCATATTTGATTATCGCTCTCATAAGCTGACCTACTTGTTCGTCTGTTAGTAAATTGAATTGTTCTTCATAATCTAAATATATTAAGAAACTGCTTTTATCCATTTGCCTTCTCCTTTCGTATAATAAAGGGCTAGTTTTTGTTGTCTAGCCCTTGTTGTCTTTAATCTTCTTTTAATTCTATGTCCTTAATTAGTTGTGTACCAAAGTCTTTGAAATTTTCGTATCCGCCTTTACGGCCACTAATTATCCATAATTCTTTATACATATTATCCTTTAATTTATTTACTAATTCTTTATCTTCGTAATAGCAATAAAATCTATCTTTTTCTATGTTTTTATTTTGTATCATTCCTTCCTGCGTCGGTGTATTTGTTAGGTATTCAACTTCTACTTTGTAATATGTTTTGAATGCATCTTGTTCTTGTGTTACTGATGTTATTCTTGCTAAATCTTTATCACTGCTTGGCTTATAATCTATATATCCATGCAATCCTCCTATTGCGAATGGAACAATTAAAAGTGCTATCCAAAGTATTCCTGATAAAATACCCCATCCTAATTCATATCTATCATCAGCTAAATATGCAAAGATACAAGCTCCTACTAATATCATTATCTCAACTAATATTGTTATAATTATCATTTTCATTCCTCCTATAAATAATTTTTACCATATCTTAATCTAAATTCTTTTTCTGTTTTATTGTAATATTCTTGCCAAGTCTTTTGAGCAACTACTTTCAACCACTCCCATTGTTTAGGATTTAAGTGGATTGAGTCATTACCAGTCCTGTGTTGATACGGCATAATGAATATTACTAATCCATCTTCTATTGACTTATCTCTGTTGCCTGTTCTACCTTCAAATATTTCATGTCTTTCACTTCCTGGAAATCGCTCTGTTTCGTAATACGGATTTTGTGGCATTATGCTAAACTCTTTTATTCTCTATCCACCTCAACTTTGCTATTTCATTTGGTGTTAGTGTTGGTATTCCTTGTTGCTCTGCTTCTTGTATAGTACCTTCTAAAAGCACATTAAATTCGTTCTTATCCATTTCTGAGCTTCCCTTGTATACTTTATATACTTTAAACTTTACTCCGTTTATACTGGTTTCTCTGTCAAATTCAAAGTATCTTATATAACCTTTTATATCTATGTCGCTTTTTATAGTTATTAATGCTACTTGTGAATAATCTTTAAGTAATCTAAAATGTGTTTCTTCTTTAGATAATTTCAGTTTGTTTGCTAACTCATTTACTAACACCCAGTAATAAGCGTTTTGTGTTAATGTTCTCTTTTCTTTATGTTCTTTTATTTCAAATAGCTTTGTTCTGTCTTGATTAAATAACCATTTAAGTAATGTTTCTGCTGTACCTAACATAGTTACCTCCTAATTAAAATGGCAAATCGTCTAAGCTAGATATTTCAAAGTCATTAGTAGTGCCTAATGTTGTATCTGCTTGTCCTTCTTTTTTACTATCTGCAAAATATACTTCTTCTGCAATAACTTCTGTTATATAATGCTTTTGTCCTTGGTCATCGTCCCAAGTCCTTGTTTGTATTCTTCCAATAACTCCTACTTGTTGTCCTTTTTTAAAGTATTTGCTGACAAATTCTGCTGTTTTGCTCCAAGCAACTATATTTATAAAATCTGCTTGTTGTTCTCCTTCTTTTGCAAATCTTCTATTTACAGCTAATGTAAAACTTGTTACTTGTGTATTTGTTGTTTGTGTATATCTTGTATCTGGATCTTTAGTAAGACGCCCCATTAATATTGTTTTATTCATTGTTATTTCCTCCTTCAATTTTATTTGGTATATCTTTGATTGCTATCATAATCTTTGCATATTGTTCGCTATTTAGCTCTGTTGTATTATTTAAGTTATAATTCTTTTGTAATAATGCTTGTACATTTAAGCCTTTGTTTTCCATAATTTCTTGTAATCTTTTTGCATCTTCTGCGCTAATTAGTTGATTTTTTGGTTTACTTCCTTCTGGAGTTTCTCCATCTGGATCTTTCATTTCTTCTGTTGGAATACAGAATACTTGAAATAGTGCATACTTCATAGCTATTGCCATTGCTTTATTAGTTGCTTTATCTCCACTATCCATTCCTTCTCCAACTGTTACTGCTTCAATATAAGTTCCATCTTCTGCATAAAAAATATATTTTATTTTGCATATAGAATAAATTAAGTTTCCACCTTTGTTTGTTGTTCTTTCTTCTCTAGTTTGTTCTAATATTTGAGGAATAATAAATACTTTATTTTTTGATAACAATGGTTGTAAAGTATTCATTACATCATCTATTCCTCTATACTTAAATCCTTGAGTTTTATTTGTTTGGTCTTTTCCTATTGCAGGAATTTCTTCCATGATTTTTGTTATACTTTCATAAATATTCATAATAATCTACCTCTAAATCTAAATAATTCATTTAATTTAACTTTCCTTCATTAAATCTTGATTTTAATTCTTCTTCAAATTCTTTCTTTGTTTGATAATTTATGTCTATTTGTTTTAATAAACACGCGTAATTTTTTAATAATTCTTCATTACTTAACTCGTGTATTTTCATCAAACTACTGCCTCCCAGTATTCTTTTTCTTCTTGCCTTTCTTCTTGTTCTCTTTGTTTTTGTAATTGTTCTGACACGTCTTCAAATTCGTTTTGTGCTTCAAATTTAATAAGTTCTAGTTGTTCAATATAATTCTTATCTGTTAATTCGTCCATTAACGAATTAAGTGAGCTTATTAAATTGTCTAGTTCGTCGTATCTGTCTTGTAGTTCCATTGACTTTCCTTTCTATTTATGCTACAATAAGCATAGAGTTCATATATATTTATTTGAATTTTAGGTACTATTTCACTTGTTTGTTGTCTGGAAATAGTACTTTTTCTATTTTTTCTACTGTAACAAATGGTAATTCTTTGTTTGCTTTAGAACTTAATATGATGCTTTCTAGTTCTAGTTCTGTGTCTATAAAATTGTTGCAATCTTCTACTAAATCTTCAACTATCTCTTTTTGTCTGTTCCATAAATACGCGTTAATTATTGCTTCAATTACAACTATAAAAAGTAATATTGTTAATATTGTATCTGCCATATTCTTGTCCTCCTTTCTTGTATCTTTTATTTTAATAATGTATAATATCCTCAAAGTGAGGTTATTATTATGGATAAAAATAGTTATAAAGTTTTAAAATTTTTCAATGCTCATTCTACTGAATTTTATTCTGCTAGTACAATCAATAAAATATTTCCTGAATTACTTCCTAAAGATATATTAGAAATACTTCACTATTTGCGTTCTAATGAATATTTAAGAATGATCAGTGATAGTTCTTATCAAGCTACTAATAAAGGTAAAACATACCCTCGCGTAAGACGTTCCGAATGGCTTTCTGAACATATTATTGAAACTTTGGCTCTATGCCTATCTTTTATCGCTATAGTTATATCTATCATCTCTTTAGTTAGAACTTTTTAATTATTAAACATATTAGTACAACAATTTGTGTTATTGTTGTTGCTGTACAAAAACCTAGTACAAATGGTTTAAAACAATGATGTTCGTTATCATATTCAATAAATTCATCTATTTTATCTATAATTTTTCTTAACATCTTATTCTCCTAAAATCTAAAATCCTATTATAAAGAATACAGCCCAAAATAATCCAAATAGTATGCTTCCTACTATCTCTTTAATTAGTTTCTTTGTTTTCTTTTTCATTCGTTTTTCCTCCCTTCTAAACTAATATTGATTTTGCTTTTTCTAATTTTGTTTCTGCTTCAATTGCTCTTTTTAAAACTATCTCATATTGTTGGTAAGAGACTCCACCATTTTTATAAACTTTTACTTTATATTGATTGTTAGTTTTAAGTCCTTCAAGTTCTCCTTTTAGCAATTGTTTTTTTACTTCTGCTTCTCCTATGCCAGTTTGTTTCGCATAAGCTCTTGCAGATAAATAATAAAATGGTACTTCCGGCATTACTTCGCCTCCTTTATTCAAACTTCTTCTTATTTTATTTCACAAGTATTGCTTGTATTTTCATCTAAAAAAATTTGTGGAAATATATAATTTATAGGTTTGTTGTAAAATTGTGACAACTTTATGCAAATCCCTATCTTGGGTGGTTTGTTAGAATTTTCAATGTTCGAATATTGCTGTTGTGTAATCCCTAAAAACCTTGCTATAACTACTTGCGGTCTATTTCCTCTTAATTCTTTACATTTATTGTTTTTCATACTATTCACCTCTTTTTACAAGTTTTTCTTGTTGTTGCGATTATATTATCACAAGCAAAACTTGTTGTCAATAGTTTTTTACAATTTTTTCTTGTTTTTTATTTACTTATACAAATTTAGCTTGTATAATATTGTTAGAGGTGTTGATATGAATAGGATTAGACAATTAAGAGAAGAATTTAAAATTTCTCAAACTGAATTGGGAAAAAAATTAAATAAGACACAACAACAAATAAGTTTATATGAAAATGGAACAAATGAATTAGATTTAGATGGTTATATAATTTTATCAGAGTTATTTGGTTGCTGTATTGAATATATAGCCGGCAAATCCGACATACGAAATCCACAGCAATCTGACCCACTTGGACTTGCTAAAGTAGGCTTTAGTATGGACAAGTATGTTCCTCCAACAGACGCACAAAGAGAGCAAATAAAAGGATTGTTAGAAGTTATATTAAAAGATAATAAAAAGAATATGGAGAATAAATGAAATTAGATAATTTATATGATTTAACTGAAAAAGAAAAGATAAAAGTATATGATTGGCATATAGAAGATGCTGACGGTGCTTATATCAATATAGATAAAATAAATGCTATCGCTCTTAACTATGATAACATCGGTACTTATGTAGAAGAAAAGTGTGTATTAGCAGAAGAACTTGGACATTATTATTATGAAGCTACTTATTCTCTATACTGTCAAAATTTGCAGGTTATATCAAAGCAGGAACGAAAAGCTAAGAAGTGGGCATACAATGTTCTTGTTCCTTACGAGGATTTACGCAGAGCAATTAAAAATGGTTTGACAACAGTTTACAGCTTGGCAAATTATTTTGAGGTTACTGAGGCTTTTATAAGCAAATGTGTTGCATTTTATATAGAAAAATATGGAGATTTTACAGAAGAAGCATTAAGTTATTAGTGTTTCTTTTTTTAGAAAGGATTTGAATATGGCAAAGAAAACTAATTATTCTAAAAATGGCAAAAATTATTATAGAATCACAAAAACTATAAGTAAAAAACCTGACGGCACTTCAATAAAAAAAGAATTTTACGGTTCCTGCAAAGCGGAAGCTGAAGAAAAAGCAACTAAATATATTAATGATTTAAAGTTAGGATTAATCGAAAAAGATAAAAAGTATACTATAAATATATTGTTGCCACTATGGTTATATGGAACCAAGAGAAACACAGTTAAAGCATCTACTTTAGACAGCTATGATGGTATATACAAAAAATATATTAAGCCTAATGTAATCTCAAATATTCCAATTAATGATATAAAAACTTTAAAAATACAAGAATATTATAATAATTTAGATACAACTGCTAGTAATGTTAAAAAGGTTCATAAACTACTTTACCAATTTTTCAATTATTCTGAAAAAGAAGGCTATATAGTTAAAAATCCTTGCAATAACGTTTCTCTTCCCAAAGAGAAAAAAACAACATTAGAAGTTTTAAAAAATAAATCTAAATTTCAATATTATAGTGAAGATGAAATAAAAAGGTTAAAGGAAGTTTTTAAAGATAATAAATTCAAAAATGTAGTTTTATTCGCTCTTGGAACAGGTATGCGAAGAGGAGAAATATTTGGACTGCAATGGTCTGACATTGACTTTGAAAAAAAAGAAATACATGTTATACACAATTTAACATATATGGCAACAAACATCACCGAGACTTCTAAAACTTATCATTTAACACTACAAACTCCAAAAACTGAAAACTCAATCAGGACTATACCTATGTCAGACAGTATTTATAAACTATTAAAATCAATTTATGACATAAATTCAACTTATGTGTTTTCTCCTAACGACGGGCATTTTGATATAAAATATTTTGAAAAAGTTTATAAGAAAAAATTAAAAGAAGCGCATATCGAAAATAAGAACTTTCACGACTTAAGACACACATTTGCAACTATGTTATTGGCAAATGGAGCAGATCTTATAACGGTTAAAGAGTTGCTTGGTCATAGTTCAATAAAAACAACAGAAATATATTTAGAAGCATTACCTAAAACCAAAGAAGATATTGTCAATAAAATCAATTTTATTTGTAACTGAGTCGGGAAAAAGTCGGGAAAATTTTAAGAAGTACAAAAAAAGCAAGGTTTTACAATTTCTTGTAACCCTTGCCTTTTCTATATTACATAATTTAAATTAAGCAATAATTTCAGATACAACACCTGAACCTACTGTACGTCCACCTTCACGAATAGCGAATCTTAATCCGTTTTCGATAGCGATTGGAGTAATAAGTTCGATAGTCATATCAACGTTATCTCCTGGCATAACCATTTCTGTTCCAGCTTGTAATTCGATAACACCTGTAACGTCTGTTGTTCTGAAGTAGAATTGTGGTCTATATCCATTAAAGAATGGAGTATGACGTCCACCTTCTTCTTTAGTTAGAACGTATACTTGTGCTTTGAATTTTGTATGTGGATGAATTGTTCCTGGTTTTGCTAATACTTGACCTCTTTCAACTTCG